ACAAACGCATCTATGAATATTACAGGTGTGCGTATCCAAGATACATTCACTAAGTCACAGATGTTTATGACTGAACTAGACAAGTACCTACAGTTAAAGAAAGAAGTATCACTCAAGACAATTCTTAAAGAAGGTAGACTAGAGGAGATAGACGATGACGTTATTGGTGCTGCTATTGACACGACACTACGGTCTGTCTTTTCCAAAGACTACACGACAAAAGATCAAGCCTTCGGAGAGATAGCTAAGTTTGTAGAGAAAGCTTCTAACACCCCTGGTTTGGGAACTATCATACCGTTTGGTAGATTTATGAACAACGTTGTAGCTACAGCTTATCAATGGGGTCCAGCATCACTGCTCCCTGCTGCATCACGTATAGCTAAAGACGGAGACATCCAGTCTATTGAGGCTATGTCTAGAGCTTTAGTAGGTACAGCAGGATTAGGTACGGCTATGCTGTACTCAGAGAAGCAAGAGAAACAAGGTTTAGCTTTCAATGAGATCAATACAGGTGGCGGTACTATCATAGATGTACGTAACGTATTCCCTATGTCAGCCTTCTTAGCTATGGGTAGGGCTGCAAACCTTAAACGTAAAGGTGAGCCTGTACCTAAAGAGCTTTACCAAGAGATAGGTAACCAGCTTGCCATTGGTCAGGTTGCACGAGATGCACAGTTTGCAAACGACATGTACAATATTATGGACATGATGTTCAACGCAGAGGGTGGCAACAGAAGCAGAGGCTTTGAGGCTTTGTATAAGTCAACAGGTAATATCGCTGCTGGTTTCACACGTCCTCTTGATGCAGCTAACAGAATGGTAGGCTTCCTGACGGACACGGATACGGCTAAGGATGTTAGACAAGCTAAGGGTGGCGCAGTGTTTACACAGAGCGCAACTAAATACTTTGACAATATCTTAGAAGTACTGATAGGTGAAACAGATACCATCACTGGTGATAAGCTACGGGTAGCTACACGTCAGGGTGATGTCTATGACGCTAATCCATTGGCTAGGATATTAGGTATTAACGTCAAGAAAGGCAGAACAGCAGCAGAGAAAGTATACTCTCTGTCTGAACTACAGACGTGGACAGCAGATCAACGTGGTAAGATCCCTATGTATGACAGGATCTTTAACGAGTCAATTGCTCCTATGCTAGAACCTAGAATGACTAGACTTCTAAAGGATGAACGGTTTACTGAGGGGAAAGGTTTACCTGCAGGTGCAAGCTTGCTGCAGTATCGTAGAGACAGAGTTAAGTATGAACTTCAACAGGCTCGTAAAGAAACACGAAACATGTTAGACTATTACGAGAATCCTGGCTTCATGGATCGGTTACGCTTTAAGGCTTACACTAAGGGTACTAAAGAGCAACAAGCAGAAGCTCTCAAGTATATGAAGCGCAACGGTGTCTCCTCTACAGATGTACGAGAGTTCAACTTCAGAGAGTTAAACATGTACAACTCATACATAGATCATCTCAATTACCTAAAGAAGGGTAACTAAGAAAAGAAGAGGGGGCCACGACAGCCCCCTTTTTTTATTTCAGTTTAGTTAATTCCGCTGCATGTCTAGCTAATAAGATAGCATCTTCTATACTTTGCAGTGCTCTATCTTTTGATTTAGATTCATACAGGCTAGTAGATATGTGACGCTGGGCAGGTATCAATAAGGTAACTAACTTATCGTAGAACTCTTCCTGCCTAGCTCGTGTGTGCTTTTTAGCTTCTTCTTCTATGTTCACATTATGCACTCTCTGGTATTTGGAAACAGTATGTTTTAGCTGTAGCTGATGGTCCTGGTTTTGAATCTTCTAAGCGTGTTTCCATTTTAGAACCTACGTCCCTACAAGACGCATGGTCCATGAACAAACCATTAAAGGCTTGTACCTGTACCTTACCTTCAAACATCATAACTAACAGTAAAGCATACATACTAAAACCAATTCTTCACTTGATCAATCAAAGCTGGTCCGTGCTCTGATGCTAAGTTAACTACTTCTCCAATAGCCGCCATACCGATAGTTGCTACTGCAATAAATTCAAAACCTGTCATGTTATTTCTCCTTTGGGTTTAAGTTAAATCAACTACTTCACATACATCACCAGTGCAAGCCATAGTCTGCATTGCAACAGTGTTGTCTTCTTGTTCATAGTCAGAGAGCTTACTCCAATCAATCTTCTCTGGCATAGAACTTAATAGTACTTCATAATCTTCCTTTGTGCAATCCTGATATGGAGCTTGCTGATAAGTATGATCTGAGTGTGGTAAGAAAGACACACCTGACATCTCGTCAAAGTGTTCATACACAAACGCACCTACATGCATCCACTCAGAGTCACGCACTGATATAGTCACGCTAGGTTTGTGCTCACACCAATGACGCTGATAGGTAAGCCAAAGATTAAGCTGCTCTATAGCCGTCATATCGTTACGTGTTACTGCACCTGCTGGTGACTTCTGTGGAAAGCTGAACACTGTAGTTGTATCACCCTTCATAACACATGGCTCGTTAGGTATACCTTGATCTTTCATAAACTGCGTTAAGGGATCTTTATTATCACCACGCACAGTACGGATATAATAGGGACTATGGCGAGCGTGAATGCCAGAGGAGCTATCCACCAGTTGTGAGACTGTTCCCGATGGTTTATTGCAGCTAATCGCAGCAGCCACAGGTATACCAAGACGGTCAGCCCATTCAGCATTAGTAGCCACAGCAAGGGAACGTAGGTGCTCAAGTGTTTTCTCCAATCCTCTATTCTCAGATGTCATTAAGGGGTTGTCCATTATTCCTGTAAGCGACACACCCAACAGACGCTCTTCTTCGGTGTTCTTGCTCCACACCTTACGCAAGTATGGAAACTTTGTGTAGGATGACTGGATTGTTCCGAGGATCGTTGCGATACGTACCTTACCTTCTAGGTTTTCAATAGTGTCTGTGGCACGTACAACTACCTCTGTTAAATTACAAAACTGATTTGGACGAAGGATGATTTCGCTGCACGGGTTAGTCCCGAACTCATAGTTTGCATCCCTACGTCCGTTCTTTGCAGCCTGTACTTTACTTGCTTGCCGATTAAATATACCACGTTCACCTGACTTGCTTTCTACTAAGGCTTGCCACTCACGCATAAACGTTTCCATGTCAGGCTTCTCAGTGTAGCTTACAGAGTTATTCGCTAACGCACGATGCGCTGCTGTTTCCCACCATTGACCTGACTTAGCGTGGCGCATACGGTCATCACTCAGGTTAGACAAACTAATCATAGCTGAACGGCGTACACCACCAACTACAACGATCTGACCAATGAAGCACATAAGGTCATGGCACTCAATGCTAGATAGCCTACGTCCTTGTGCGTTCTTAAATGTTGTAATAGCAAAGTTAAACAGTTCAACTAAAGGCGCTGGGCCTGATGCTCTACCGCCGAATGTCTTTAGTCTTGCACCTGCAGGACGAACCTTTGAGACATCCCATTTAGGAATCTCACCAGCCCAAAGGAGTGCCAACAATTGTCTGAAAGCCTTAGCCCAACCTTCCTTACTGTCTTTGACAACGATTGTAGTTTCACTATCGAACAGCTCAGGGACTTCAGGGAGCTTACTAACGAACTGACGTTCAACACTGAACCCAACGCCAGTGCCACACAAGAGGATGAACATAGCCTCATCGAAGGCTTTCGGGTCATCTACGGGTAAGTAGCTACAGTTATACCCAGCAGTGTTGTCTCTGTCAAGTGCTGGCCCTGCAGTCATCATAGCTCTCATAGATGGCATAACATCTAGGCTTAGAATAGCGTCACGCATCTGATCTACGTAGCTGTCGTGTCCTGCCTTAGGACGTACAACGTTATTCATGTAACGCTCTACTGTTTCACTCCAAGACTCACGCCCTTTGTTATCAAAGTATTTAGCGTACCTAGACTTGTGAATGAATGACTGATAGTCAGTCGGTAAGTAATTATCCATTATCGTTTATCCCCACTACCTTTTATAGTTCCTCTTTCTTGACGATCCTTTAACTTCTTTAAATTATTTCTAGCTATATCTGACATGTCTACATTTAAGTCACGGCATAGCGCTGCTATGTACCACAGGCAGTCACCTATCTCATCCGAAATACCTTCACGATCAAAGCTACCATCACGTAAAATCTTCTTTACTTTGTTAGCTACCTCACCTGCCTCTGCTGCTAAGCCCAGCACAGGGTAGATAACTTGATGTTCTACTTTGTATATAGCAGTAGATGCTGCCATTTCTTGATACTCATTTAGTAAGTAATCAACATCGTTAAACCTTTTGAATGCATCAATATCTTCTTGACTGATCATACTACCATCTCTCCTTTATATTTAATCTGTCTATCTCTACATCGTCTATGTCATGGAACGTATTGTGTATTAGATCATGTATATCCTCTGTATGTGCGTCCTCTACAAGCGATAATATATTACCGTCTTCTTCTACTTCAAGAAGAAAGGTAACACTAAACTTCTTTCTCATTTATGCATCTCCTTGTAGTTATCAATCAGCCAACCTAGATAGACCCTAGCTTTCTCTAAGTCTTCTAAACCATTCTTGTATTCGTGACGCCACATGTACTTCAATACATTACCCGCCATGTAAGCGCTTGTACCATTCATTGAACAGGTCATAGCACGTATAGCTTCAATACATTCTATACCTGCTTGGTTGTAGTGAATGGGTTTCGTTACTGGATCTGTCATGTTAAGCATTCCCTAAAGTCTTAGTAAACCTAGTAAGTTTAACAACCTTACCGTCTGTTCCTTCTACCTCTTCATACATTTCTTTTACGTCATTGTCAAGACCCATTACGTCATTTCTATAATCTTCTACCTCACGATATAAGTCTTCATCATCTTGTGCCATCTGTAAGAAAGCACCCATGAGTGTAGCTAAGTGAATAAGGTAAGCTAGATCCTCTACACACATCTTATTGTTTTCTCCTACAATCAAACCTGTAGCTAACTCTCCTGTCCAGTTACCCTTTTTATCAAACGCCACAGGCGATAGTATAAGCGCAACTTCATCTTCTTCTACGGTGCGTGTCATTTATTTATCTTCTCCTTTAGGGTTATCGTCTTAGCTTTAATAACTCTACCCTTTTCTTTGAGCCATTCTTCTGGTATTACACGGTGCGCCCATATAAAACCATTCTTGTCGCACCAATTGCAGTACCTAGTCTTTGATCCCTTGTAAAGCTTAGCCATAGAGTTACTAAACACAAACCTTATATCTAACTCAGGGTGTTGCTTACGTACCTCTAAGTGCTTACGTCTGTCCTCACTATCAAAGATACCCTTAGTCTCTACAATAATACCATTATCTAGCATAAAGTCAGGTGTGTAGGTTCTATATCTCAAGTCTTCCCACTCAATTTTTAGAACTTCGTACCTAACTTTTTGTTGATTGTTTTTTAGGTATGCAGCAACCTCTTTCTCTAGACCGCTGCGATACCGTTTAGCATTATGCTTACGTTTATTCAGGGGTGGCATCTTCAGTCTCTAAACCTAAAGAAGCCCTCAACTCCGTAGTTTTTACCTGACTTACTGCTTGAAGACAACCTAACTGGTGGTTAAGTTGTGCTTGAATAACAGAGTTCTGCTGTAATAGATTAACAAGACCAAGCTGCTCTTCTGTCATGTCATCTGTGTCAAACTCTTTACTGTCTATATTTACTGCAACCATTTTAATACTCCTTAGCTAATGATACATATTCTACTGTTGGTGGTGTCTTAGCACCCTTATAAACCTTAGAAGGTAAGGCCTTTAGATCAGGCCAACACTTATGTCGGTAGTCACACCATCCACAGGTCTTAGATAACTTCATGTTGCCACTAGCCTTACCTCTGTATGTTTCAGGTACAGCCTCAAAGC